TAACGATTCGAAGCAGCATTTTAGCCATAAGGTTTTGCGAAATGGCATCGGCGTTTACATTGGAGCAACGTACCCAAAGGGCAACAAACAGCAGTTTGTGATGCCAATAAAAAAAGGTGACAGCTACGATCGCTACCACTGGGGAAAACCTGGGCAGACGATTACAACAACGAGCCGACGCGGGACGACTTATACCTACATTCGCGGCCAGTCAAAAAACAAAAAGAAAAACGCCAACAAGCGAAACAACCCAACTACCGCGCGTTTTTCAGTCCAAGAGCGTGCAACGGTGCGAGCCTTCGACCAAACCAAGCAATCGGCGGAGTCTGCTTTTTTGGCTCAACTGCAAAAAGAAATTAAGGAGATACGTTTTGGCTAGAAATCTAAAATTGACCGACAAAGTGACTTTTGCAAGCGGTACGACATCGACCGGGCTAAAACTCCAAGGGACCATCCCACTAGCGATCGTCACCCCAGCAGGATTGGCCAGCACTTCCGTCACGTTTCAATGCTCGCTAGACGACGGGACTACATTTTTCGACCTCTACAACGGATCGTCGGCGTACTCGCTGACCGTAGCAGCTAGTCGGTACGTCGCATTAAACCCCGACGTATTCGAGGGCGTGCGAACAATTCGCATAATCGCTGGGTCAAGCGAAACCGCCAAGGATATTTTTATCGTCAGTGGGGAGCGTTAAGAATGTCGGCGATCGGCGAAGCATTGCGAACTAAACTGCTGTCCTACCAGGCGGTATCGGCATTGATAGGCCAACGCATGTACCCAGATGCGTTAGTTGAAGGCGCGACGCTTCCGGCAGTGGTTTATTACGTCACTTCGACCAATCGACAACACAACCTCGATGGCGTTGAAAAGTTTGCTCAGGCGAGATTTACGATCGAGTGTTACGCACTGACAAGAGCGACCTGCAGCGCGATAAGCAAAGCGATTCGCGAAACTGGAATATCTAGTTTTCGCGGTGTCGTAAGTGGCTATACTTTTTGTGGAATCCTTTTCGATTCCGCTGACGAGTATTTACAGGAATCGCCAACCGATGGCAACCAGGAGCATCGGTATCTGGTTAGTTTTGATCTCTTGGTAAGTTATAAGGAGCCTTAAACATGGCAGCATTAACCGTGGCGGACACCGGACTTGGAGCAACCATTTCTGGGACTGGTTTGGTGACAGCTCAGGTAAAGCGAATCAGCGGCATCAAGATCGACGTTGATACTTTGAATATCAGCCATCTTGGGACCACTGGATTCGAGGAGCTTCGCCCAAGCGATCTGCGAAAAAATGGCGAAGTCGAAGTCGAGTTCAATTGGCTTGGAGCGGCTCCACCGATCACAACTGCGATGATTCCATCTGCTGAACCATACGCGGGCATTTCAGTGACAATCACCTACCCAGGAGCCGGTAGTTACACTGGCACGGCGTTCGTCAAGTCAGTAGAATTTCCGTCGGCTGAACCCGGCCAGGTCATGACCGGCAAGTATGTGCTTCAATTCGACGGGGCCACAGATTTTGCCTTTACAGCAGCGTAAGGATCAACAATGTTTTCGATTAAGCAGCAAATGGGGATCAGCGTCCGAACGGGCACTGAGGTTAAACTAAAGCAGTTTCAAGTATTCTTCGATAGCGTGCTCGTCGGGTATCTACCCTACGGGGCCAATTCGCAGATTCAAGCATTGTTCAACTTTCCGCATGATCAACTGAACGGTGATGTGCTGGTTGAGATTGGCATGGTCGCGGCTGAATTGCAGAGTATCGACTCGGTGACGGTTGAAGGGCCAGAGCAATACTCTAGGCAATTCGTTGAAGCGGTTCAAGAGGCACTCGATGAGGAAGACCAAGACGATGACGAGTAAGAAGGATGCGTTTTTCGCATTGGCCTCAAGGCCTTTGCGATCAACTCAGGTGATGGTTGAGGGCGAAGTATTTACACTTCGCGAATTGTCTGAGGCTGACGCTTCCGAAATGGAAGTGGCGATGCAAACCAAGGACGGCAAGTTCGATTTTGCGCGGCATCGCATGCTGCTTGTCACTTACAGCCTTGTAGACGATGACGGAAAGCGAATCGTGGACAACTGGGAACAGTTGAAAGCGTTTCCGAGGTCGATCATCGGGCGACTTTACGAGGCGTGCTTAGAGCTTTCCAAGTACGACGAAAAGGAGATTCGCGACTTGTCAAAAAAATCAGGCGAAGCCGAAAGCTAAAGTTAGCTTTTCGGCTGGCGTTGAAATGGGGGATCGAGGATCCGATGGGCTGGGCGTCAAGCCTTCCATCTGGTGCGCTCAATCAGTGGCTAGCGTTCGACTCAATCGAGCCAATAGGAGAAGAATGGATGCAAACCGCCAAGATCCTAGAGGCTCTGTATTTGCCCATCTACGCGAAGGCACAGCGAGAACCACCGGATGCAGCGGACTTGATGCCAGAGCGATTCCAAAGGCCACGCAAGGGCATTGCAGCGGAGATTAGAGCGGCGATCCGATCATCTGAGGCAATCGGCAACCAATTAAAAGCAGCGATGGGGATTAAGTAATGGCTCAAACGATCAACATCGCCAATATCAAGATTGGTCTTAATGCCGAGGGCGGCGAGTTTACCCGTGGCGAAATTCGATCAATAAGCAGGGTGCTTCGAGAATCGGAAGCTCCGGCATCGAAGTTTTCCGCCGAGATGGACAAGATGCAACGGGCACTGCGGGCCGGTGGCATTACGATGGAACAGTTTGTCCAGAGCGAAGAGCATCTATTGAAGAAGTTTGGAATGGTCGCAACGGCAACCGGATACCAAACGGCGGAGACAGTGAAACTTGCCAACGCTAGCAAGCAAGCGACTACTGGCATCAATCAAGCAACCACGGCGATCAGCAATCAGACTTCGGCGGTTCAATCGCTTCGCGGTATGATGGCAGGCTACATCGGAACAGCAGCGGCTATCGGTGGCATCAAGAAATCGATCTCGCTAGCGGCTGAACTTGAGACAAACAAGATCGCTTTCGAGGTTATGACCGGATCGGCTAGCAGGGCCGAAACGATGCTTCGCCAGTTCAAGGCGTTGGACGTTCAGAGCCCAATCAATTACGCAGATTTTGCAACCGCTGGGAAAACGTTGCTTCAGTTTGGAATGCAGGCTCAATCGGTTCCATTGACGCTTGAAAGGCTTTCAGCTGTCAGCCTTGGAAACACAGAACAGTTCAAGAGCCTTGCATTGGCATTTGGGCAGGTTACTGCTAACGGTCGCTTAATGGGTCAAGAGGTTTTGCAGTTTATCAACGCTGGATTCAATCCTCTGCAAGAAATCAGCCGGACGACCGGGATCAGCATGGCAGAGCTAAAGAAGCGAATGGAAGACGGTGCAATCTCGGCTCAGATGGTTGCCAATGCGTTTAAAACCGCGACCGAGGAGGGTGGTTTATTTTACGGAATGAATCAGCGACTTGCTGAGTCGATGGCCGGTCAGTGGGCGAAACTTGAAGGCGACATCAAGGCAGCAGCGATCAGCCTTGGAACTGACTTGATGCCTCTGATGAAACAGGCTGTTGAAATGATTCGCGGTGACGGCCAAACAAATGGCGATCGTGGCGTACTTGGTTTCAACATCAAACTCATCTCCGATTCGTATGCATCGCTTTTTGCCGGTATTCAAACTGGACTACAAAGTGCCGGGCGATCTGTTCGCAACATGGACCTAACAACCGGGCTGGTCAGTGCTCTTGGTGACGCATTCAACGCGACGCTTGACAAGCAGCAAGAGATCAAAGACGCTGAACTTGATCGCGAGGCGGCATTGATGCGAGCGGCTGACGCTGAGGGCGATATTACTAGCAAGAAGCAGGAAACATTGGCTCAGGCTAAGGCGTTGGCTGAAGAAGAAAACAAGCGTGTCCAGTCTGAAAAGGATCGAGTTGAGAGGCTAAAGCAGCAAATTGAACTGAACAAAAAAACAGGCGATGAACTTTGGGCCATGCGAGAAAAGTTGGATCGCTTGACGATGGGCGAAGATGCAGCAAGGCGGCAAAAGCAGGCTCGCGAAGGTTACACCAAGGAAGACATAACCAGATTTGACAACATGCAAAAGCTTATCGATGCCGAAGAGCAGCGGATTAAGATGCTTCAAGAGTCGCAAGCCATCGAAAAGGAAATGATGAGCGACAAGCAAAAAGCAGTCGAGGAAATCCAAAGATTGCAGGGCATTTACGACCAGATGAGTTTAGCTGAACAGACTGGAACGATGGGGCAAGCAAACCTAGCGAAGCAGGAGCAGATCCGGCAGCGATTCGCAGCAAGCCAAACAACCGAGGACATCGCCAAGAACATCGCTCCGGCCATGCGTGCAGGCTCCAAAGAGGCGGCATCGTTTCTACTTCAGCAGCGAACAGACGCAGCGGAAAAAGCGGAGCGGAAGAAATGGCAAGATTCGATACTTGCTGAAACTCGTCGCGGGAACGATATGATGCGAGACGGCCAATTCATCAAGAAGGCTCGATAATGGCAAATGAGATCGTCGGCTCGGAACAGCGAAAAGGATCAGGATCGGTACGCAAAGGCGAGGGCGTCACGCTAATTCTCTCGGAGACTTGGCACTTCCGAGTTAAAACAGATCAAGTTACTTCGAGTCGATCGGACGTCTTATTTAACACGCCAGGATTGCCAAGGGCCGGATTGATTTATGGGCCTCTTGGCTTAGTGTGCGACTCCATCGAGTGCGATCGCGAAGAGCTACACGCCCAGTATTGGAACCTTACTTGCCAATTCAAGACCGGGACCGAGGAGCAAAAACAGAACGCCGAAAACAACCCAGACCCGGCAACGTGGATACCGATATTCAAAATCGATTCGTTTACTACCAAAGAAAAGGTAATCTCAAAAGATCGATCGACACCAGCAAAGTATCCTGTTAATTCTGCTGGCACTCCATTCGATCAACCGCTTACGGCGACTTCGAGCCTGTGCCAATTTTCATTTACGCAGTTTGAGGAACCAGGGCTAAAAATCAAAGACTTCTTGGATCGGAATGATTGTGTTAATTCGTCGTCATTCGATGCCATAGGCCAGATATTCGCGGCTCGAACGCTGCTGATCGAAGTGCAGGAAGCGGAGTTAGGATCATACGCAGGCTATACCGCTTGGCGTGCACGTTATCGCGTTACATACGATCCAGACACTCACGACGAGAAGCGAGCCGACATGGGGCCGTTTTATCTCGATGCTGGCGTTCTTAAGCGATACATGGATGACACCAACGCATTCGGTATCGTTGGTGCACTTAATGGCTCAGGTGCCAAAGCAGCAACGCCAGCGGAGTTGTCGTTTCGCAACAAAAAAGAAATCTCATTCAATTGGATCAGGACTAGCTAATGGCTGATGATACGATTGTTGGGTTCAACAACTCAGACGCTCAGGAGCTTTTGAAGCTCATCAAAGGTCAATCGTCGACAGGTTCGATGTCTAGCGATTCGATCAGCGACAACGCTACATGGTTTGGAGTTGCGACAACAACAATCACTGCAAGGGTTGGATCGACGCTTGGTACAGGAACGGTTCAGATCAAGTACGTTGACGATTCAAACGTACTCCAGAATTTGCATACCGTCGACGTCGTCAATGCGGGTTCAGCGATCGACTCGGCAAAATACGTCAAGGTCTTTAGAGTTGGCAATAAACTATCAGCGGTGGAGATCTGCTAGATGGGATGCTTTGGTAAGTGCAATTGTCAATGCGAATGTCTCCCGGTCGAGGACTTGCCAACGGTGACGATCGCCAATCATACCGGCAACGGATGGACCGGAACCTGCTGCTATCAGCAAACGTTTACGCCCAACACGACGCCAAGCTGGGGCTTGTCATGCTCTGCGATGCTTTTTGAGGCCTCTGCTGTTGAAAAGTGCATAACGGAACATTGGAGGCTTTTAAGTCCTCTCTATCGCGGATACGAAATCAGCCCTAGCACTTGCGAAGACATACCTGAGAATCCATTCTGTCCACCAGACCCAGGCAAAGAAAAGATAGCAACAACGACAACGGATTGGACCTGGACCGACAATGCTTTCATGGCGTTATGGCGAAGGCCAAAAGAGATCATCGTCCAGATCAGTCGCGAGGATGTGAATTGTGATGGAGTCGAAGGGCAGACCGGAGGATGTAAGATTGTCATTCGGTCGCGGTATGTTTACGAGTACGCTACCAAGATATACGGCAACGCGAACGATACGCTTGATCAAACCGTAACGATGCACAGCGGAACGTGCTTTGAGGCCAATCCAGACGCAATAGTGACATCGACAACTCCAACCGCTTTCACTTGTAGCGATGTCCCGTCGACTCCACCAACTAGCGGAGACTGCAGGACGTTTGGAGAGTTCTATTTTGATCGCGTCAAATACTTTGACGATATGCCAACCGGGAGTTATCAGTTCACCAATTCCGACGTGCCAGGGTGCACGGCGTCAACCTGCAACTATGATCCCTACAACTATACCGGGCAAGTTTGCATCTACTCTCCATCGGGCGATTACCTTCAGCAGTTTTGCACCTATCGCGAGCCTTGCTACTGCCTTGCACCAATCAACCAAGTATCGGCAACGATCAATCAAGACGCTATTTCACGCACTGACGAGGTTCCGGTTATCAGCGGTTGCACTGGATGCGGAGGGCCTGGAATTTGGATTTGCACAACGGACCTGTGCGACGAGGTCGCTAGCGTTTGCCCAGATACCGCTTATGCAATGGAAAGACTAGGCTTTGAAATCGACGACGAGGAAATACCAGTTTGCCTAAGACCTGCAGTCGGTAGCAACGGCGTTAGGACGTCGATCGTCCCGGCTTGCGGCTGGAATCGATCAATCGAGGGCGTAGGAGGCGTTATACCACCTTACGTCAAGTCGCATGATCCTTGCACCATAGAAAGTTGCGATGCGGATTGCTGCGAATACATTGACGATTGCCCATGTTGCGTTAATGAGTCATGCACGCCAATTTACAGCAACGAATATTTTTCAACAGTTATCGAACACACTAGGTCTCAGACCTGTAGCGGCGTTACCCAAAGATCCGTTTGCACAAATGCACCACAATGGACAATCACACTAGCCTAAACCTGAACATCGACGGTTCGCCCTATGTGCCCGGCGTGGCTCCGGTTCCCCGGACGTTTACGATCACGATGCAAGGCGATCCACCAAAGACCATTTCTCAAGAAGAAATCAAGCGTCGCAAAGACGAGCGAACAGCCAAGCAGGGCCAGTTCGCATGGGCCAAGCTTCACGCCTATCGAGGATGCGATCCTCAATGGCTCGATATTTGGCAGTACCTGATTCCGGCTCGATGCGATTGCAAAGACGGATACCAAACGATCCTTGAGGCAATTCCAGCGGACTTCAGCACCCCCGAAGCGTTCTTTCGTTGGGGCGTCGCACTACACAACGCGGTTAACCGCAAGCTTGGAAAACCTGAACTAACGATCGAAGAAGCATACTCGATTTGGAGGAAAGACGATGGCCTGGACGATCAACAAAATCAGCCGGAACGTATGTGAAATAAACATCGACTTGACCAGAAACGCCGACTGGGAGCAATGGGTACTTCTTCGATCGGATGTGCATCACGACAACCCAAAATGCAACCAAGACCTAGAGCGAGTGCACCTTGATGAGGCGGTCCAGTATGACGCTCCAATTATCGACAATGGCGATCTGTTTTGTGCGATGCAAGGCAAGTGGGACAAGCGAGCCGACAAGAACGCTTTGAGAGAGGAACATCGAGGGTCCAACTACTTCGATTTGCTAGTTGAAACAGCGGCCAAATTTTATGAGCCGTACAAAAATAATTTTGCTGTCCTCGGCAAAGGCAATCACGAAACGGCGGTGACAAAGGCTCACGAAACCGACCTTACCGATAGGCTGGCTTCCAGGATGCGTGCTCACGGCTCGAAAGTTGAGGCCAGCGGATACGGCGGTTTTGTTATCTTTCGATTTGTCGATGCGATCCAAAAGGGACATCCATCCAAAGACAAAATCAAGCCAGTAAAAGACTCGAAAGTCCTCTATCACTTCCACGGCTCAGGCGGTGGGGGTCCAGTGACGCGCGGAGTGATTCAGACAAACCGGCTAGCTGTTTTCCAGCCCGATGCCGACATTGTTTTGACGGGACACACTCACGACGAATGGAGTGTAACAATCCCAAGGATGCGACTGACACCCAAGGGAGAAATCTATCACGACGAACAACTCCACGTCCGTTGCCCGGGTTACAAAGACGCATGGGCTGATTCTTACGCAGGATGGGAAACCGAAAGGATGCTAGGACCGAAGTCGATAGGTTCGGCATGGCTCCGCTTTTGGTGGAATTGGCGGACGATGTCGGTCATGGTCGACACTGTGCGAGCGAAATAATGCAAGACAAGTCCATACCCTGCGAGATCCGCGAACAGCCTTGGACCTGTTTATTCACTTCGGATAACCGAATACTCGGTCCCAAGAACGTCGGGCGATGCATCTACCAAGACCAAACAATCGCAATACGCAAAACGCTTACGGGCTCCGAGGCGATCGGGACAGTCATCCACGAATGGCTCCATGCCCACTGGCCAGACTTGGCGGAACATGCCGTTTTGCAGGCTGAATCGGAGCTAATCTCGCTGCTAGATTCGCTTGGAATGTTGGCCGACGAGTGGGCGTCGGACGAAATCTGAAATCTTTTTTCCTTGGTTTTGCTTGGGTTTTCTGCGGTTTTCAAGATAATTGTATAAAATCTTGGCTTGTGCTCTTGCAGGTTGTTATACAAGTCGATAATCTTTCTGCATCAGTCGGACGCACAACGCGAACGACGCAAGGAAAACCAGTCAGGAGACTAAGACGATGGACGCAAAACTAATCCACGCGACTCTCGAAGCTTGGGACGCAGTCGGCCACCTGGTCTTTAGCGATCGTCAATTCATGCAAGCTGAGGCTGAACTGTGTCAAGCGGTCAAGTCTGCTTTGCTTGCCTTAGATGGCGTTGACGATGTGGCCTTTGAGCGCGGTTCGGCTGGATCGATCTATTTTGAGTGCGAAAAAGGAGTTGGCGAAGATGACACGGCAAGAATCATGGTGCGAGTTAGCAACCACGACGCTGGCAAGCGAGGTTGTGAGAATGCAGCCAATATCGTTGTCGGCGACTCGGTACGGGAAATCGAGCTGCAACTAGCCAAGGCAGCAAAGGCAATGGCCGAAAATATCGAGTTTGTTTTGAGCTAGATTTTTCGCCCTTCTGCGGGTGGGCTCCGCTTTGGATTCTAAGACAAGGAAAGTTAACATGCTTGTATTGAGCCGAAAACAAGGTCAGTCGATATACATCGGCGATAACGTGCGAATCACGGTAATCGTAATTGACAGCGAGAAAATTAGGCTCGGCATTGACGCTCCACCGGACGTTTCTGTCGATCGCGAAGAAGTACGGAGGGCCAAGCAATGCAAAACTACTTAGTCCGATTCTACCGTTCCAAGACCGATTCGAGGTTTAGCGAGGTCGTGGAGCTGCCCGGCTGGTGGGACTGCAAACGGATTAGCGATTGGCTGTCGATCGAGTTTGCCGACCTGTTATCGAGCGGCTGGGAGGTCGAAGCGTTCGCTTGGGTTCCGGCTGATTGTGTCGAGGAAGAATCCCCTAACTTGGAGGGCTTGGACGATGATTTTTGATTTTGCGATTCTGTTGGCGGTTTGGATGGCCTCAGGCTATGGGCTTGCGGTCCTGTTTGGCGATTATATTTTTCCGGCGATTGCCGAAAGGGAGGATGATTAGAAATGACCAAACCTAACGACGGCGGAGGATTTGGTTTTGAGGTTGGTTCTTTTATGGAGGTAATACGATGGCGAACGTCGATACGATCTCGTCTAGCGAGATGAGATTTATACTTAGGTTGATGAAAGCAATCGAAAGAGTCAGCCTGGATTGCGAGATTTGGCCTTCAGGTGTAATTCAGATCCATTCAAATTTTCACGGCAAGAAGGTCGGTTTTATTAAGGTCGACTGTGAAGAAGCTATTTTCTGCCACTACGAGCCTGTAGAACTAGAGGAGTCACAAAATGACGCAACCTAACGACGGCGGGCCAGCTTTTCCAAGCGATCGATTCGGTGAACTGGGCATGAGCCTACGCGATTGGTTTGCCGGTCAAGCGTTGGCGGGAATTATGGCGAACGCAAAGCTAGTGATGGTCTTAGCAGAGTCGAAGCAAGACCCTGCATCTTGTGCGTTTGAGATGGCGGAGTTTATGATGGAAGAAAGGAGCAAGCGATGACTGACTACCACTCGATTAAGGCGTTGAGTAATTCGGCGTTGACGTGCCTAAAGCAATCGCCTGAGGTGTTTCGAGATCGCTACATCCTGGGCAAGCCTCAACCTGAAAGCGATGCGTTCAGGCTCGGCTCGGCTGTCCATTGCTTGGTCTTGGAGCCTTGGAAGTTCTCGGAGCGTTATGCAATGGCTCCAAGGGTCGATCGCAGGACTAAGCAAGGCAAGGCTGATTGGGAGTCATTCCAAGAGACTTTGCAGGGGCGTGAACTTTTGACGGACGACGAAAACACACTGGCGATCAGTCTCGCAAGGGCGTTTAACAAACATGCCGGACTGACGACGCTACTTGCAACTGAAGGCAAGGTGATCGAAGAGCCAATCCAGTTTGAGCTATTCGGTCATGAGTTCAAAGCGAAACCTGATTGCGTAATTCCTTCGCTCGGGACGATCATCGACGTCAAGACTTGCAAGGACGCGAATCCTGCCAAGTGGAAATGGTCGGCGGTCGATTACGGCTACCACAGGCAGGCAGCGATCTATCGAAAAGCTTGCGAGTTTAAATACAACCAGCAGTTTCGCTTTTTGTTCGCATGTGTTACAAAGACCTATCCGTTCGAGGTCGCTTTGATCGAAATTGATGAGAGATCAGTGGGTGATGGGTCGAATGAGGTAAGCGTGCTTGTCGAAGAATACGAGCGGCGTTTAGAAAACCAAGATTGGCTACCGAATCACAGCAAGGGAATCGTTTCCTTGCAATTACCAAGGGTGGAGCATTTTAGATACGAGGAAGATTGATTGTGAGTAACATTGTTGACGAACTAAAAAACCAGGGCGCGGTGGAAGTGCCACAGGCGGAGCAAACGGCGATTGCCAAAAAGCGAGAGCCAAACTTTCGAGAAAGGTCGCTTGCACTTGCATCTCAGGTGCTTGTAAGTTGGGTTGGAGAGGATCGGGCTAGAGAGGCTGCTGGTCGCGTATCGGTGGCATTGCAAGCGGCTAGGACCAGTGCCAAGGATCCAAAAGACTTCGACGAGTGCACAATCGAAAGCATTGGGCGAGTTATCGCGATCGCTTCGCTGACTGCGATCATGCCAAGTACAGGTGCTACTGCGTTGGCTTATGCGATCCCTCGAAGGCCTAGAAAGGGCGAGGCTCCGCAACTGACCTACATGCTCAGCCATCGCGGTATCAACGCTTTAGCGAATCGAGCGGGTATGCACATGGTCGCAATTCCGATCAGTTACGCCGACAAAGTGAAGGTGACGGAGACAGGCGAAGTGGTCATCGAGGATCGCGACATCGACAATCCGCCGACGAACGAAAACGAGCTTCGCGGTGTAATGCTACTTGTCAAGCAACTTGCTACCGGCAACACGATCTGCCAAGGTTGGGTGCCCAAGAAGTTGATTCTCGCAAGGCGTGAACAGTCCGATGGCTATCGCTACGCCGAAAAGAACGAATGGGCCAAAGAATCAGATCCTTGGCACAAGTGGTTTACCGAGCAGGCGATGAAAACGGCGATGCACTACGCAATTGGTCGCGGCTGGTGCGTGATCGACGATACCGAAAGCGTAAAGGCTCTTTCGGCTGACGTTGAATCCGACATCATCGACGGCGAAGTGGTTTCACAAAGGCGGATCGGTGGCTTGGTCAAGAACGATTTGCCAACGGAATAGTACGAGAGGCATGGCCCAAGCCACTCTGACAAAGCGGGCCAGGATCGATAGTTTGCGACTCGTTGAGGCTCAAGCCTCGGTAGTTGCGGCACTCGACGGGGTGCCCGATCCTTTTTTGTTTGTTTGTTTAATCGGAGGGAAAGAAATGATGATCGAAGGAATACCGGACGGTTGGGTTGCTTTAAGATTTGACCATTCAGTTTTCGGCGATAATTGGATCGACGAAATGGGGCAAATTCATTTACACGAAGCGGATCTGCATTCAAAGTACAAGCGGTTAATCATCCGCAAGATCGAGAAGCCCAAGCAGTATCGACCATTCGCGAATGCGGCGGAGTTCGAGCCTCATCGGGATCGGTGGGTGTATTCGGCAGAGCAAAGAGACGACAACCAAGAAGGGGCGGAAAGTCCTGAAGATGGGCATTCAAAAATCACGACTTATTCAAAACATGGCGTAACTATTGACGGATATGCTTTTTGCTTCGACACCGCATTTAGGTATTTTGTTTTTGACGACGACGGAACCCCATTTGGCGTGGAGGTGACACAGTGATATTAATCGCTAATTTTTGCGACAGGCACAGAGCATGCCAAGACGGTCGAAAGTGGGCATTGGACAACTGCGTGGACATGCACGACGCATGGCAGAGGCTAGAGCCAGATTGGTTGCTGTGGGTAGCCACTAGGCCCGGCGTGCTAACCGATCGAGAGCTGCGATTGTTCGCCGTCTTTTGCGCTCGGCAAGTAGAGCACCTGCTGACCGATCAGCGATCCAAAGACGCGATTGACACGGCTGAAAAGTTCGCGAAAGGAGAAGCGACTTACGAAGAGCTGGCTGCGGCTGAGGATGCGGCTTGGGCTGCGGCTAGGGTTGCGGCTTGGGATGCGGCTTGGGCTGCGGCTGAGGCTGCGGCTAGGGTTGCGGCTTGGGGTTCGGATAGGGATGCGGCTTGGGCTGCGGCTAGGGTTGCGGCTTGGGATGCGGCTTGGGATGCGGCTTGGGCTGCGGCTAGGGTTGCGGCTTGGGGTTCGGCTGCGTCTGCGGCTAGGGTTGCGGCTTGGGGTTCGGCTGCGTCTGCGGCTAGGGTTGCGGCTTGGGGTTCGGCTTGGGATGCGGCTTGGGGTTCGGCTTGGGATGCGGCTTGGGCTGCTCAGTCGGATTGGCTGAGGGCTAACACGCAACCTAACTTTGGCGTGGAGGTGACACAGTGAAAATCAACATCAACAGACGGCAACTACTAGACCTGCTTTCGGTCGCAAGTGCGACGACGGGCAAGGACGTTTTGAGCAACGTCAAAATCTCGGCTGGTCCCGATTGCTTAGCGATCGACTCAACAGACGGTGAGATCGGCTCGGTGCTGTCCTCGGACTGCGAATGCATGGCTCCCGGGAAGTGCCTAATCAACCCCGGTCGAGTCGCTTCGATCCTTGGTCCATCGACAGCCGAGACAGTGACGATTGAGGCCAACGGTCAAGCGGTGACGGTCACGGCGGGCAAGGCGAGTTTCGAGCTTCCTGCGGTCGATCCTGGCACGTTTCCGGCGGTCAAGACAATCGAGGGCGAAGCGATCGAGATCCCGGCAGCGGCATTGCTGTCGGCGATTAGGCGGACGATCTTTGCTGTCGACCTGACTTCGACCCGATACCAGTTGGGCGGAGTATTGTTCGAGGTCGACGGCGAAACGCTTCATCTAGTCGCAACTGACGGCAGAAGGCTCTCAACCGTCGCTGTCGACGTCGCAGGCGGAAAGATTGCCGGAGGGCCGATCGTCGCACATCGTGGCTTGCAAGCGATCCTGAAGACGTTTGGAGGGGCCTCTACCGTGACGATCAAGACTGACGGTGCATCGCTGCAGGTGGCCTCAGATACCGCTACGCTGGTTTGCAGGCTGGTTGAAGGGCGATTCCCGAATTGGCGTGGAGTGGTCCCGTCGGGCAACTTCGCCCATGCGATTCCGATCCCGGCTGACAGACTCAAAGCGGCATTGTCGCAGGCTTCGGTAACGACGCTGGACGAATCGCGGGGCGTGGAGTTGGCCTTTAGGCCTCCAAAAGAAAATGAAGCAAAAGGGACGTTGAAGATCAGTTCCAAGGGGCAAGACAGGGGCAAGTCGGAGATTGAGTTTGAGGTCGATACTTCGGCGGAGATCGCGACGACGATCGACTGGCGGTTCGCGCTGGACTTCGTTAAGGAGATTCCAGGCGATGAGGTGATTGAGTTCAGGATCAACGATAAGACCAAGCCAATCGTTTTGGCCTGGGGAACTTGGACGTATGTCGTCATGCCGATGAGCAAGGAGTAGTTGATATGAGTAATCCAAAATGGGAAATCGGGCCGGTTAAGCTGATGGATGGCTCGGATGCATGGATTTTTTTCGTCCAGCCTGAGAGCAGGCATAAGCGATACATAGGAAAAGCCAAAGACAGCGACGGCGAATGGCGTGCGTTGCACTGGTGCGATTGCGGTCGAGTGCCTTACACGACCACTGGCTATGCAAAGAACCTAGCCCCACCGCCAAAGAAAACGATGCGGGTGAAAGGGTGGCTCAATGTTTACGCAAACGGAAACGCCAGTTTTTGGAAGAACAAAGATAACGCCGATTCACAAACGCATCGCTTCTCCTGCATCGAGATTGATCGCGAGGTCGAAGAAGGCGAGGGGCTATCATGACTAATCCAAAATGGGAAGTCGGGCCGGTTAAGTTGGTCAATGGGTACGACGCTTCGATCTTTTCGTTCGACGAAATACGAAAGGTTTACTTGGGATGGTACATCCTACCTGGAGGCGGGCGTTACGTTTCTGAGTGGTGGGAGGATGGGCGTCCAGCGATCGGGACTGATTTCTCCCTAGCCCCTCCGCCAAAGAAAACGGTGAGGGTGCAATTGTGGATCAATGTTTATGCGGACGGCCATCATGCTATTCACGCATCGTCGGAATCGGCTCTTGCGGGTGGGGAACACGCTAGGTTCGC